TCTCTTTTTGTCGGTACAATGAATCGGACGTTTGGTAACATCGAGTGCATTTAAATTCTTCACAATAATATTCGAAATACCCTCTACAAAACCAATCTCTCCCACATTTTCCAGGTCGCTCACCTGCAACTTGATAGATTCTACAAAATCATTAATATTCATTGCATCTTTGCAGGTCTCATTTAAGAAAAGGTTTAGATTAAATGCTTTGTTATGGGAATTGGTATTATTGATGGTATTATGAGTGCCGTTTTCTATAACCTTCATCATCATACTTTTCATATCGGAATTCTCTTTCATTAAGTATTTCATAAACTCCTTCAATTCTTGCACTTCGTCTATTGGTGTTATTTCTAATGTCACATTTTCTTCTGTTTCTATTTTACATTTCTTTTTATGACGCCATAAACCAGAATTATCTTGGTATTTTTTTCCACAATCACAAATATATAAATTTTGGGGTTTTTTGGGGTTTTTTGGGTTTTTTTCCATTGAAAACCCTTGCGAAACATTGATTTCATGCTTTTTCGTCTGAGTATGTCTTATATAATCCTTTTTGTTACACGATACAAAGTTACATTTTTCGCATATATATTCAGGGGTTTTTTTGGGGTAAAAATCATTGCTAAACATTGCTATATATTGCCAAAATATTATTTTTCAAAATATTCCGCCAAAAAATAAAAAAATTTATCGTCACAAAATAAAAAATATTTTTTTAGCCACCAGACCATAAAATTCAAATATGGTCTCAGAAAAATTTTTGGCATAAAGTGTTTTGGGTTTTGAAAATTGGACAAAAAAAATGTCCAAAATCGATTTTCCCAAAAAAGTCTTCCCCAGATTCACTCATCGATACTACATGTGAAGGGACCAAAAATCCGCCAAAAAACACGATTTTCCCTACATTTTGTAGTGAATTGCACCCCCGTCCATTCTTTACATAACATGCAAAAAAATATTATGTAAAGAAACTATTTACCACCCCTTTTCGCTCGCAGGAGTAGTCGTATTAAATTCATATTTATTATACAAATTTGTTAATAATTCATCGAAATCCAATTCAATTTCGTTACAGTGTTCCCAAGTAAAACCATCGTATATATACGGCATTGCATAATAACTCTTGGTCGGATTGGTCCATTCATGTATATCGTTATTGGTGGGACCAACCTTGGTGTCTCTATCGTTATTGGTAGCATCGTACATTTGGTCATGCTGATAGTGTCCATAACAACACTCATCCGATACTTCAAAATCATCAATATCGCTATTGTAACACGACACCTTGTTACAAACATATTCCGCTTCCGCATCTGTAGGCCAATCATCCGAATTAAAACCACCTGCCATATATTTCGCCTGCAATAGTCTTTCCGTGGTGGGATGTATAGGCCAAAACGAAGGATCGGCTGGCGAAGCGGATTCCAAATGGTCGCCCCCAAATACCTTACTGCCATCGCCGCCACATATAAAGTCAATCCAAGCATCCCAACCTTCGTCTGGCATATCATCTACAGGGACACATTCATAATCACTATTCAGGATACTATGTTGCAACATTAACGATAAAACATCCATTCGCTCATCATTACATTCGTAATTACACGCAATGTCTTCTTTTTCCATAGAATATTCGCCCTTTTCATTCGTGGCGGAACAATCAGTAGGGGGAATCAACACATTTGCTCTATATAATTCTTTCAAATAAAATATCCAATTTTTACATAAATTTATTTGACCGTCTACGCTCAATATATAACCAGATTCTCGTAAAGGGTTCATGGCATCGCAACCAAATACGCCACCTACGACACCATGGGTGGATGCATGTGGCGCATAAGGGATTTGATGCAGGAAATCAGTGATACTGTCGTATTCCAACATGGTATAATGTGAATCGCATTTGGGTAAATCCTTGTCTATAGAGACATACCGAGTAATGTATTTGGACGGATTTATATTCCAGGGCGCGCGCATATATCCATAGGCCGTATATAGCTCATCGTATTTGGTATTATAATCCGCCATCACATTTGCCCATTTGCCGTCAGGGATTTTCCCATCGTCTATACCATTGCTGTCATATAACCACCCCCACGTTAAATTATTCGGTAGCGTTAATGTGCCAAAGGTGTTTTCCTGAAACATGGGCGATTCCCATACACTAATATTGTAGGCGGTCTCAATCGTATAATCCCAATAAGGCAACGAAATCGACGGCTCTACGGCTTGCATGGCCTTCTCGAATATATTAGTCATTTTAATATGCTGTGCTAAAAATCCGAGTCCTTCGTGAACATGGTCCGCATCTATCCACGCGGCATTAAAGTAGTGATATTCTAATAAATATACGTAATTATGATAGCTGTCGCCATAGAGCGCCGCTCCAGTATCTTCGTCTGTAGACCACATGGTATACATCGCATCGATGGTTTTCGTTAAATCGTCTGCCGTCAACGCGCGAAATTCACGCCTTACATACATGCACAACAGTTTTCCATTGCTGGTTCGTCCAGTGTATTCGCCATTAAAGGCGTTATATTGGCGCAATGTTATTGTGTATTCGTCGTTTAAGGGGTCACATTCATAGCTAACGGATGTGTCGGCGGCATCATAGTCTTCCAGGCAATCATTGTTTTTATCACATATAGTATATTTATGATTATATTTGCGGTCCACATTATCGTCCCCAGTATCTGTAATAGATATCCACATGTTGGCATAAGGTTCGATGACACCCGTGTAGGGTTTTAGGAATTTATAGGAATATAAATCGCTGGCATTGGGTAGGAAATAGGATAATACATCATAACCGTCGCGATTCGTCGTAAATCGTAAATCGTATTGATTGTAGAAATCCGTATAGGTGTCATCATCTTCGTCTAGATAGGTGGGAAAGGCGGTCGGTCTATTTGTTTTCTCGGGGATTTTGGCGTTGTTTTCGTTGTTTCCGTTGTTTTCAGTTATATCGTTATTCGTTAAAGGATGAATCGTGTTTTCTACAAGTGTCAAGGGGTCGCCGTTTTGATTCCTGTTTACCAAGAGCGATATATTAAACGGCAATGCGGCAATAAAGAGTAAGCCAAACAAGAGAACACACATATACCGTTTATCTTTACGGAATGCGCCAAATATTGATTCGGTAAATAGACGCAAATTGGTTTCTTTTAGTCTAGATGTTTCTAAAATGTCATCATTTTCATCCTTTTCATGTTTTTCATTGTCATTGGTAAAAGCTCCGTAATTCATTATCTTATAATAATTAGACATATATTTTTCTATTTTGTCAATTTTATTTTATAATTATAATATAATAATGAGTACAAATTATGATGTTTCAGGAACAGACCTAGAGGATATATTTCAAATATATTATAGTAAGCAGGCGAGCACTACAAATTACAGTGTAAATGGTTCTGATTTAAATACTTTTTTTGAAAAAATAGGCGGCGGAACTACCGCAGATACTACCAATTATATAGCTCGTTTTACAACTACTGTAGATGGTGTAGGTACGGTATATGATGATGTGGATTTAAACACTGTTTTTGCTGGAAAAACATATACTATAACGAATAGTTCTACCTATGCAGAAGTAGTAAATACCGATTCTACAAAATACATTGTCCTGTGTTTCGGTAGCAAAACATCAAACACCGCCTCTATTTTAAATTATATTACATTTAACAAGACAACCACGGTGAATTACTGGATTGTGGGGGGAGGTGGCGGCGGAGGTGGCACAGCTACCACTACAATTGGTGGAGCAGGTGGTGGAAGTGGTGGAAGTATAGTAACAGGTTCGTTTAGTGCGGCAGCAAACTCGAGTTATTATATTCATACTGGTAAGGGCGGAAGTGCAAATTTTGTTGGTAATGATGGAGACGCATCTTATATAATTACGAGTTCAAATTATAATAATAATACTTCTACTTACGTTGGTTATGCCGCAGGTGGTAAAGGCGGAGAAGCTGGAACGGACTCTTTCAATATTTATAGCGGCAGCGGTGGTGCAGCATCCACTTATAATGGAACTACGAATATAGGCAACGGTGGTAATGGAGCGGATAGTTCTGGTGTAGCAACAGATGGTAATGATGGGAAAAATATGTCTTCCGTGGTGTCTATTACTTTGTCCAACTATGGACCTCGTTATGGTGGTGGCGGCGGAGGTGGAGGTACCAGTGGGTCAACTAGCTCTGGTAAACGTACCGGAGGTATAGGAGGTGGCTCTGGTATAGGAGGCGATGGTGGAACTTATGATGGAACAGAAAAAGGTGGAGACGGAACGATGATGACTGGTTCAGGTGGTGGAGGTGCCGCAAAATCTGCTACATCATCCGCCTCTAGATCCGGTGGAGACGGCGGTTCAGGAATTGTTATTTTATGGTTTACCTATTACTAAACATCGTCATCCAGTGGATCATCCGAATTAAATGACATTGATCAGAGGATGTAAGAAAGTTTCCTTACGAAACAAACGATGTACCATGTACGAATAAATAATTTTGTTGGATTTTTGTAAAATACTATTTTGAATTTTGGTAAAATAGTATTTTGATTCGAATCAACGGGTGTATACTTAGGTAGCATATAAGAGTCCTGCATTGCCACCCACAAATATCACCATATTCACGCGTTCTTCGATTAAATACATATTAAAGTTGTAGTCATAAATGCGCCAGGTTGGTTTATTAATGCCGACAATATCGCCTGTCGCAGGGTCGCAAATCGTTAGCACCTGTGCATAGGGGTCTACTGGAGGGGAAATGGTCGTAAACTCAAACTGTACATTCGTAAATCTGCTCATATTCATTGCTCCCGACGGCTGTATTACAAATGGATTGGTATCTAAACAGAAATTATAACAATACAAACCATTCGGCGCGTTTCCAGCGGTTCGCACATATTTTTCCACAAAATTATATACTCCTGCAGGTAATATATTTTCTCTATATTGCCCATCCAATAATATACCCAATGCTACCAGAATAAATTTAATATTTTGCGGATTATATACACCCGTCGTGTAGAGACCACTTAACGTGCCATCCGGGTTTAAACCGGGACCCAATAAAGGCGGCCCAGCAGGGTCTGGATTCGGCACATCGCCAGCAGTGGAACCAGGAGTCACGTCTTGCGGCATATAGTTATACGGCCAGTTCGTATAATTGGACCATTGGTTGCGCAAATTTGCATCGCTTCTTTGAAAATAAAACATCCAACTAATCACCATACCCAGAGAGTCCAAATTGATTTTATTTTGGCCCGTCACATTGTAGAACGGTTTTTCGTAAACCTGCTTGAATAAATATTTTTGTTCATTTTTCGCAAAAATTTCGGCTTCATCGTTGGAAAGGAAACAATACGTGCAGTTTAGATTAATATCCGCGTTCCACAGGGTTCTCGTATCCGTATACGAAGTGGGTCCTAATGTTTCGTCTGGTGGGGTTTGTAGAAATCTATAAAATTGCATATAATATTGGTTAAAATTGGGTGCGACGACTGGGAAATTATTGGTATAATCCATCACGTCGCGTATGGTGAACCACTCATTGAGAGGTCTGAATGAGACGTTGATTTGCAGTTCGTTATACTGGAGTGCGACGAGGGGGAAGGCCTGGGTGGACACTAAATTAAACCAGGCGCCGAGTGGAATATATAAGGTGCGACCGGCGATCGATGGCTGCGCCCCTGCTGGACTCGTGGTATAATACGCATTAGGATACGAGTTGACGCGTGCACCGTAATTGGCAGGGTCGTTTATTTCTGGCACATTTCCTATCATTTCGTTAAATAATGCCAATTTTTGGCCGCTAAAGTCGCGTTGGGCAGAGGCCAATATGTATTGCCCTGAATATTGTTGCAATTGTTGGTTGCCGCAGTTGATGGTGATGCGGCTTATTATTTGGGCGCCTAGATTGTCTATCCATTGGAACTCGTAGGGTGCCCAATTCGTGTAGCCGGTTGAGCCGTCTGGATTGGTATATTCTTGTGGCGGAAGAATGGGTGACCATATGTTGGGCAAATTTATAGAAATATAGCAGTCCATAAGCATATCTCCAAAGCGACGAATTTTAAAGCTAAATGTGGATTCGGTGGTTAAATTTAATGTAGGCGTTCCGTCATAATCAAGTCTGAATGTTTGCTTACCATAATTGGTGTACTTTTTATAGGTTGCCTTCCAAAAAGTCTTGCTGGGATTGCCATTGAGAATTATATTTTGCTGTCCTTCGCTTACAAGTTGCATAAGACCGCCAGCCATATTGTTAGTATAATATAGGTGAATTTTTTAATTCTTTATTTCATCATAATATAATTTTACAATTTCTAATAATTCAGAATTTTCTTCATTTTCGATTCTCTTAATTTGCTTCTCAATTTCTTCCTTCAAAACAGGCAAACGAGTATACAACATAGAATTTACCGATTTTCCATTTGAATCCTTAAATTTATCAGGATTGAATCGAATATAAATAAATTTGCCTCCATGTAACATAAATAAATCGTCATAACGAATTTCCTCGTCATTTTCATTATAATATTTATGTTGATTCTCATCCGTTTCAATACATAAAAGAGTATTCCCTATTAATTTTCGATGGTCAATACGTCTTCTATGCGTGCAATCACAATTTCCAGTCCATAATGGTTTGTCGTGGTTGAAACCTTCAAAATTAACATTAATGAAATCTCTTATCGCAATCTCTTTTGTTTTACTACGCATTTGAAATGTTAAAGGGTCGTTTGGAAATAATTGTTGATAACACGAAGAACAGTAGCCTTTGTATTTTGGATTACCTCTTGCTCCTAAACAGTAATTTGCTTTACATGTTTTATGTGTAATATCAACCATATTGTCAAGCTTATGGTTTGAGCAATATATAGGTTTTTTTTCATTCATAAAATTATATGTAGCAGTTATTAAACAATTATAATTTTGACATTTTTGATTTGTAAGACTTATCATACCTTCTATTTTATGTTCACTACAGTATAATCTTTTTTTTTTATTTTGAAAATTGCAGGATGGTACTTTATTACAATTTGGGTGTGCACATTTAATTATAGTAACGTTTTCCATTTCAGATTTTTTATGTTGAGAACAATAAATACCTTTGGTTTCTCCTTTATAATTAAAATTTGGCTGTCTATTACAATTATTTTCTATACAAAACTTTGATTTTATATTAACCATTCCTTCTAACTTATGTTTTTTACAATATATAGCTGTTATTTCTCCGGTATAATTAAAAACAGGAATAATATTACAACCTGCTTGTTTGCAAGTGTTTGTTACTATATTAATCATTCCATCTAATTTATGTCCTAAACAGAATTTTGGTTTGTCTTCGTTTTCATAATTAAATGATGCACTAATTTTACACCCTTCAACAAAGCATAACTGACTAACCAATTTATATTCTTCCTTGTGTTCTTTACATCGTAATGGATTTCCATAAGATTCGCCATAACAAGCTTGTTTACGACACGTTTCAAATTCGCACAACTTTGGCATTATTTATAATATTACAAAGATTATATTTATATTATTTATCCCCACTTTTACTTTTGAAGATAAATTGCCTAAATATTTCTCGCAAAATTATATTATTTTCGACTCTTCCTGCTTTTGCAAACCTTCCTGCTTTTGCGAGTCTTTCTGCGAGTCTTCTTACTCTTCCTCTTACTCTTCCTCTTACTCTTCTTACGACCCCCTATTTTTATTTTTATTTCTGGTTCAGGGTGTTCTGGTTCAGGGTCTTTTGGTTCAGGGTGTTCTGGTTCAGGGTGTTCTGGTTCAGGGTCTTCTGGTTCAGGGTCTTTTGGTTCAGGGTGTTCTGGTTCAGGGTCTGGTCTATAACTCGATATTTCTTGCGCCACCCTCTTTTCGGTAGTTGTATACCAATCCATTATATTTGTATAAGGTTCAGGTAGTTCTAAACTATCCACTAATGTTTTATCAGAATTCAGTAAATAATCGTGGGTTCTTATCAAAAAGAATAGTCCTTTCTTATTTTTGGAAAATGCGGTATCACTCACATTACGTATAGCGGCTTCTAATAATGTATTGACATAATCCAATTGCTCTTGGTTAGATACACGTGAATCCACGCAACAGTATTTGCCATTTTCGTATTTCGGAAATTTTTTCGGACCACACCCTAAAGTGCCTTCTTTGTTTATTTCAGTCAAATATTCAGCAAAAGGAAGTAATTTGGGTGTAAAAACGACATTTGGACCCGGAACACATAATTTTTGAGCTACACTGGTTTCATCAAAGGATAATGTTGGTTTTACACCTTTGGTCATAGTTTCTTCGTCATCCGATTCAACATCTTTCCATATTGAATTTCTGGGCGAATTCTCGTCAGTTACTATATCATTTATCTTGTTCTGTTTCGAAAGAAATGTAGCCATGTATACATTAGGCATATATTCTAAATTTTCAATTGCCAAAAATATAA